AGATTTAACTTTTGAGTTGTTTAACGCTAAAATCAAATTAGAACGCAATACAAATGAATCTTCGTAGATTGTGATTGTATCGTTTCCTTCTGTTTGACCTGTTGTAGCTTGAGCCTCTTCGCAGTTCAAAATGTAGATTGAATCCACATTATTGATAACCGGAAGCACCAATGCTTGAGATGAAGTGAACTCTTTAATAGGATCGTTTGTTGAATATTTCGATACCAAAATGAAGTCATCTACCTTTTGGTAGTCAACAGATTTTGAAGGGAAAGTTTCTTCAGCTAAACGGCCATAGGTTAAAGTTCCTACCATCATGTCAGTTAAGAACACAACAGCATTTTCAGTCCATGGGTTGATTGATTTTCTCTTACCATCTTTCTCAACCTGAATAGGTCTGTCAACAACAGTAATCGCAACACCATAATTGGCTTGAAGGAATTCATTTGCTCTTTCTACAGATGGAACCGTAGGAACATTTGAACCTGTGAACCCTAATGAGAAAGCAAACTCTTGTTTAACTTGAGCGTTTTTCTTGAATTTGTTCCAAGTGGCCATATCCATAAGGATGTATCGAATAACATCACCATGCATTCTAGCTTCGCTTGTAACTCTTGCAATGTCATCAATTGGAGTTGCATTTGCATCTGACCAAATAATACTTGCACCAAACTTGTTTTCGTCTGGGTGACCGAAGTCAACGCGAATACCTGTACCTGGTGAATCATCATCAGTCATTAAAATAACTCCAGATGACACTGCTTGATGAAACATATATTCCAATCGCTCCCAAATACCAGCAATGGCTTTGTTTGAATCTTGGAACAGTTTACGAATTACCTCTGAATCTTGACCGCCTGTAGCAAGCAAAATATTAAGTTCATTCATTGTTGTTTCGTTCAAGTAAAGTTTCATTCCCAATTTTGGAATATCGCCATCGGCCTTACGTAAAGAATCTCTCTTTTTAAGAGGTAGGCTTGAATCCATTGCAACAATATCAGCTGTCACAACATTACCATTTACAGACAAAGAACCCCACTTCAAAGTTGGCGAGAATTCTTTTCTTAACATACTACGGTGAAAATAAGGAAGTGGATTTTTGTCTCCATTCAATTTTTCAACTACTTTTTGGGTGAAAGTCTTAAAGATTTTATCTACCCACTGAGGAAATAATGATTTTAACATCGTTTAAATTTTTTAGTCTTGGGTGAATAAAATTTTCGACAGTGCGGTTTTCGCTCCTGAAGGATAAGCTGGCAAATCATAATTGATTGCTGCTTGTTCGTTGACATCACCAGCAAGCATTACCGAAGCAAATGGCTTTTTAGCGAGAACTGTGGCGATAAGAATACCTTTGTAGGTATGCAATGAAGGTAGGGCATCGTATGCTCCAGAAGTAATGCCAAGAGGCTTTAACTTTCTAGTAGCAGTTTCTTCGATGATCACTCTACCAGCTTTTAACACTTCTTCTGTAACTCCTGTTACATCAAGTGTTTTACCAGCGGGAACGTCGTGGTCGACTTTCTTGATTACAACACTATCCATTGTAGTGTCATATTCTGTGATGGCATTGTTCAAATTTGCGGTTGTATCCGACATAATTTTACTTTTTTTTGGTTAGTACTTTTCTTTTTTCTTGATTGTCCTAATCCTACATTTGATCGACAATAGATTCAATCTCTTTGTCGTTGACTGTACTTGAAGGATTTCCAGCGCCAGCGGCGCCACCATAAACACCTTCATCTGCTTTACCCTGAACCATCTTTGAAAAAACCGTTTCCAAGCCTGTAATTTGCTCTTCAAAAGGAGTTTCCGAATCTAGTTCTACGTTTTTAAGCATGAATTTCTTTGTCTCGTCATCCAAACCTTTAAACACTTCCGATTTTTCAAGCAATGCTTGAGCCTCTTGGAGTTTGGTTTGTTTAACTGTTCCAGATTTGATGTTGTCGAGGTCAGATTTCAATGTGCCGATAGTCTTAGCCAAACCTTTCAAGAGTTTATCTGTCTTGGTGTCGGTTGGATCATCATCATCGTCATCATCATCGTCATCATTTTTTTTGCCTTTTGCTTTTGCTGCCGCTTCTTCAGCTTTCTTTTTGTCAGCTTCAAGAGTGCGAGTTTTATCGTCCTCTTTTGCTACTGCTTCAAAATCAATTACTTCATTGTAATCGTTAATGATTGCGTCGATTGCCGTGTCGTCTGCATCGTCTGCTGGCTTTGGTGCAAGTTTAGCCGCGTAAGCGTCTAGCCTTTTAGTTGATAAGTTAGCCTTAGGGAATAACGCCTTAAGTCTTGCCTTGATTTTTTCTACTGAAACTGCCATAGGTATTTATAGTTTTAAAGTTGACACAAATATATTATTTTTATTTAGACTAATTAAAAATAATGTTTTATTAAATAAAAAAAACCACTCATTACAAGTGGCTTACCGGGATGGTAACTGTTAATTCATCGTGTCGGTGTTGTAATTATCTTTAAACAGCAAATCAGCAATAGGTTTGAGTTCTTTTGCGTGCTTTCGACCTAATTCTTTTGCTAGATTTTCAAGGTGCTCTAAAGCAAAGTGAATTTGCGAAAGCGGATACTTTTTCAGATTAGATCTAATTTCCTTCCAGCAATTTGAAAGAACGTCAATTTCATCAGTTGCGTCGGCATCGATAAGTATTTCGGAAATGGTTCTCATATTATTTGAATAGTGATGAAATGCCAACTACAAAAAACCAAATTAAAAACAAGATTGCAGTGCCTATCCAAATTGCACAACCCCATTCACCTAGATTTTTATCTCTAGCCTTTATTTTTGCTTGCGCTTCGTAATCGATTCTTTCTTTTTCTTGGGCAGTTAGTAATGAATCACTTTTTTTATTCGATGGTGCTGGTTCAGCATCTGTTGCCATACAACTGCCATTTCGATAATAAACAGCAAGCACTCCTTGTTTGTTTTTCTTAATTTCTTCGACTTCAAAAGTATATGGTTCGCATTCGTAGTCGACTATTAAATCGCCTACCTTAAAGTGTTTTGCTTTCATTGTTGCTTATTATTGAAATGTTATATGCTAAAGCAATGGAGTGACAACATCGGATTTGTTGAAACATAGACTTATAAAATAAGCGTGCCTTAATGCTTCTGATTTTTCAACAGTATCTTGTATTTCATTACCTGTAACTAAATATGGTATTCTGGCAATTTTATATTTTGCGCCTAATTCAGTTCCAATTATATTCCAAGCATTGTTGGTTTTTGAATGCACAACTTTTGTTTTAATTTTTGGATCTTCCATCAGTAAACTATTTTTTCAGTTGATTTAAAACGTATTATTTGAAAACCAACGAACCCAAAAAGGAAGGCAGTTTCTTAATTGTGATCTGTAGCTGTTGAATAAATTGTTGACATACCAAAAATCATCTTTATCCAAAAGCCGAATCAAATAAAATTCATATTGCGAAACCCACTCACCCAAAGTATTATCGACATATACTTCTTTGTGATAATTGATGAAGTGAATTATTGGAACGTTGGCATCGAAATAAACAACCATTGCAATTTGACTGTGATTGTTTTTTACTGCTTCATGGACCGTGTTATTATGGCATCTGAAATTAAACCTACATTCGCCAGCTACAGGAAAAATGCGATTGTGCTCACTGACAATTTTATTTAGAATGATTGCGTCGGCTTTGCGGTTTAAGAAATTCATGCTAAATCTACTTTTATATGTCCTCTAGCAATAGCCAAATTAATCCTATTAACAACAAAATCTCTTTGGTTTTTCGACAAAGGAGACTTCTTTTCTTGAATCAACCTGTACTGCTGAATCAAAATCTCATAACCAAGCATAACTTCTTTTGCTTTGGCTTTTCTTTCTTGATTTCGCTTTTTTCGGTCTGCGAAGTATTTTTTTATTGATGCTATCATTATACAGTTGTTGTTGGTTCAACCTTATTTTCTTCATCAATCAACTTCAATTCATCTTCAACATTGTCAACAACATCAAGCATTTTGATTGCTGATTTTCTGCTTAACATTTTTGAATCGACAGCAGTTGATAATGTGTCAACCGTTTCTTTTAAATCCGATGGTAATATTGAATTGAATTGAATATCGAAATACAGATTTTTACTTTTAACTGCCAATGATGTGTTGGTTGTTTGAGTGATTCCAGATTGAATGATATTGATGCAACGCTCAACAAAAGTTCTTGTTTCAGCTCGTTTGAGTTCGGCTTTGATTTCAATGTCCAGGAACATCAACTTAACCGTTTTTTCAGCAACGTTTCCGATTGACTTCAATTTTTCAAGTGAAAGATTTGGAACAGATGAACCGCTTGAAATCATTTCTTCAAGTTTGTCGAGTTCTAGTTTGTTTGCATCTGGCGCGGTTGTAGATTCTAAGAATCGAACACTTCCTTTTATTTCTTTACCATCGTCATCAAACTCAATTGGAATATTGAAATGCTTTCCGCTTTCTTCTTTAGTTGGAAGATTCTTAACTATTCCTTCAGTAACTAAGATTGGATGGCCAGAGTAGTCATTTGCATCACCGAGTTTTGACATTGCAAGCTCATATCTATCAATTGCAGTTTTAACCGTGTACCATTCAGGTTCCAACTGTGTATCATAAGCAACAGGAATTCTATCAAAACCATGCGGCAACTTCGTTCCTTTTAATTTTCCTGTGGAGTTGTCTAACTGATAAACGAAATCTTTATCCCAAATTTGAACATTTGCAACAGTTTTTCCATTGATCGTAGTTTCATATTCCCAAAGGAAAGCAAGCATATCGCCAGACGCATCAAAGTAAGGTGTCATGGTTCCTTTTGTGTTATCCAATACTTTGGCTTTTATTTCCTTTTTTTGTGCTGCAAAACCAAAAAAAGCAATAACCTTGTTGATTAATGAATTTGGAGAAGTGTTATTGATGTAAAATTGAATTGCACATTGCGTTTCAGATAACTTCAAAACAGTCGCTTCGAGTAACTTTGAATCAATACGGTTCACGCGCCAAACTTGTTTAAGCAACTTTGAAAGGTCGTTTTCTTCAGATGGCAACAAAATGATTGGTTTTCCGATTACAAAAGCAGCAACAGTGGTTACAATCTTTTGAGCATAGTTGCTGTAGATTTTTACCATGTTTGAAAGTTTTCCACCTTCAATGGATTTACTTAATTGCACTTTTTCGATTTGTCCTTCTCGTTGATTTCTTTCAAAATCTCGGTATTCTTTGATATACGATTGAATTTTTGAAGGCTCCTTTTGTTGCTTTTTTAATTCAACAATCGCTTTTTCTGGATCAGTCTTTAGTAAATTTAAAATTTCTTCCATGATGTAGGTTTATTAGTAATTTAATGATTTGCTTTCTTCTTCGGTCATGCCGTATGATTTGCGTTTCTTTTTCTTCAAACAGTTATTTACTCCAATTACAAGGCAGTCAATCAAACCATCTTGAGTAGTATTTGGAAATGTTCTTATCTGGTCTAAAAAAGCATCATTCCAACTTCCTCGAATAATTTTCACTTGCTTTGTTTCACAAATAGGTGAGATATCTTGCGCCCTAGATACTTTATCTTTAAATGGTGGCGTATCTTCTTTGATGTTCAATTCGCCACTTCTTTTGATTGTTTGAACAAGGGATTTACCACTCGCTTTTGGTTCCACATATACAATTGAATCTTCTGAATAACCATGCAAATGAGCGAATGAACTTGTGTATTTCACTAGCTCTGGGAACTCCTTATAAACACCTTCCGCATAGCGAACAATCATTTCGTTGTTATACTTCCCAAATTGTAAAAACCCGCTTTCATCATTTTTTAGATCTTCTGAGTATGCTGAATCAATTGCAGTATTCCAAACAATACTTGAATATTCTGACTTCCAATCAATCACATCAAACCATTCTACTTTTAAAATTCCACCATCACTAGGAGCTGATTTCTGGCCATACTGATTTGCATAACCATAACTACCTAAATCAATCTTCGCTTCGGCTAAAACAGATTTCGACATTCTCTTTGGATCAAGAAGGCCATCAATATAATTTGCTTTGAGTTCAACCGGAAAGACATTATCTGAAAGTTCTGCAGGTAAACAAATATGTTTTATGCTTTCACTTTTCTTTGAAAGTAAATACCCGGTAACATCATCTTCATGCAGTCGTTGCATTACAGTAATGGTTGGCGTGTTCTCTTTGTCAACCTTTCTTGATGAAAGCGTTTTAGTGTGCTCGTTGGCGCTTTTACGGTCCGCTTCCGATGTTGCTTGTGTTGGATTTAATGGATCATCATTAATAATTACGTGAGCGTGCTTTCCTGTAATGGTTCCGCCTGTTGATGTAGTGTAACGAGCACCGCCATTTACATTTTCATAATTCTGTTTTGCGGACTTATCGGCTCGAAGTTTTGTTTCTGGGAACAACTCTTTGAATTTATCGCTTGTGATGATATCCCGAGATTTAATTGCGTGCTCGGTGGATAGGTCGCTCGAATATGAGTTGGTAATAACGCGAATGGTATCATCTTGTGTCCAAAGCCAAACAGGGTACATGACCGTTACAATTGTAGATTTGGTTGTACCTGGTGGAATGTTGATGATAATATCATAAGGCTTTGGAAGTCTATTGATGATAAACGGCGAAATATACTGCAGCTCGTCGCACAAATACTTGATGTGCCAATTGTAAACAGGAGTTTCTTTTATGATAACGCTCCAAAACAATCGAACAAAGTCAAAGAAGGATTCCTTCGACCTTTCCTTTTGAATAGCATTTATTGCGACACCATCAATCATTTTGTTTAATTTTCAAGGTCATGTCAAATAATGCTTTTTTCTCTTCGTCGGATAGTGTGGATAAGTCGTAGGTTTTGGGCGCTTTCTGCTCATTGTCTTTTTCATATCCGCCCAAATGCTTCATCAACTTTTCAACTGCATTAAGTTTATCAAACACTTTTAACTTTTTCGTCTGCCCGATGATTATAGTCTCTCCGCCTTCATACGCTTTAATTTCATCGCTATCTAACTGCGAAATCATAAGCCTTGCTTTCTTTGGAATGTCGTGTATGTTTTTGAGCTTTCCGTTTTCGTCGTACAATTCTCCGATGTCAAAACGAAGCATATCGGAAAGAGTAGAAACGATTTCGCCAATGGTGGTTTTGTTATCTTCTTCGATTTGCTTTCTCAAATAACTGATTCTTGTTGTAATCTTGTTGTCATTGAATAATTCAAAAGCATTTCTGTTAACCGTCTCTGGCTTCATCCTAGAAGTGTTGTAAGCTCCACGATAAGCCTCGCTTTTATCACCATGCAAAATAAATGCTTGGCAAAATGCTTCTTGTTTTATCGTTAGTGGTCTGGTCATTACTTCAAAAAATAATTGATTAAAAACATTCCTGTTACTGCTCCACTTCCAGCACCTAAAGCATAAATTATTTTGCTTCTTAAATCAGATAAGGC